TTGAACAATTTTTATTTCAAAATATTGTCTAACTTTTTGGGGTCACTTCAATATGGCTCCCGGCGGGATTTTGCTTGATTTGCTTGCATAATTTGCGCCAACGCCTTATAATGAGTAATATCTATGATGGGAGGGGTGCGCATGGCGCAAATTACGCCGGAACAAACAACAAAAGCCATACACCCGGTATTGGGAATTATGGGGGGCCTTGGCCCGGCGGCGAGCTGCTACCTGTACCAGATGATCACCGACCATACCAAAAAGATCAGGACCACATTGATATCGTCATCTCCTCGCGCGCGTCCACCCCGGACCGCACAGCCTTTATTGTGGGCAAAAGCAAGGATGACCCCTTTGATGTGATGGAGCAGGACGGCATCAGCCTGGTGCGCTACGGTGCTACCGTGCTGGCCATTGCCTGCAACACCGCGCATTATTTTTATGACCGCCTGGCCGCGGCCCTGCCGGTACCGGTACTGAACATGCCGCGCCTGACCGCGGCGGATGCCAAGGCGGCCGGGTGCCATAAGCTGGGTATTCTGGCAACGGACGGCACCCTGCTGGCGGAAACGTATCAGATCGCCTGCCGGGATATCGGCCTGGAATGGGCCGCCCCCGGCGAACAGGCCCAAAAGGGCATCATGTCCATCATCTATGATGAGATCAAGCAGGGCAAGCGCGTAGACATGCAGCTGTTTAACGCAGCGGTGGATGACCTGCACGCCCAGGGGTGCGATATGGCGGTGCTTGGCTGCACGGAACTGAGCCTTGTGAAGCGGGACGAACACCTGGGACCGTTTTTCATCGACAGCACCGAGGTTCTTTGCAAGCACGCCATGCGCGCCTGCGGCGTGGAGCCGGTGGGATTTGAGGATTGAGTTAGGAGTTAGGAAGTAGGAGTTAGGAGTTTTTGCGGTAGGAAAAACGGCTCGGCTCCGGCCTAAGAGCTGCCTGCGGTGTCAGCCTTACCTCAAATTACGAATTCCGCATTTCTGATTGCTAATTGCGCATTATCGTTTTTATTCCGGGAAGGAGTTATTATAAATATGGAAAACAAAAAGTTTTACATCACAACACCCATCTATTACCCCAGCGATAAGCTGCACATTGGCCACAGCTATACCACCGTGGCCTGTGATGCACTGGCACGCTACAAGCGGATGCAGGGCTATGACGTCATGTTCCTGACGGGCACCGACGAGCACGGCCAGAAGATCCAGGATAAGGCCGCCGCCAAGGGTGTAACGCCGAAGGAATACGTGGATGCCATTGTGGCTACCGTCAAGGACCTGTGGAAGACCATGGACGTCAGCTATGACCGCTTTATCCGTACCACTGATGACTATCATGTCAAGAGTGTGCAGAAGATCTTTACCAAGCTGCATGACCAGGGTGATATCTACAAGAGCACCTATAAGGGCATGTACTGCAAGCCGTGCGAAAGCTTCTGGACTGAAGCCCAGCTGAAAGACGGCAAGTGCCCCGACTGCGGCGGCCCTGTCTATGAGGCAGAGGAGGAAGCCTACTTCTTCAAGACCAGCAAATACGCTGACCGCCTGCTGAAATATTATGACGAGCACCCGGATTTCATCCAGCCCGCTACCCGCAAAAACGAGATGATCGCCTTCATCAAGCAGGGCCTGCAGGATACCTGTGTATCCCGTACCAGCGTTTCCTGGGGCATCCAGGTTCCGTTTGACCCCAAGCACACCATCTATGTGTGGATCGATGCACTTTCCAACTACATCACCGCACTGGGCTATGATAACGATACCTACCACGACTTTGATAAGTACTGGCCCGCTGACATCCACATGGTCGGCAAGGAGATTCTGCGTTTCCACACCATCATCTGGCCTGCCATGCTGATGGCTCTGGATCTGCCCCTGCCCACCAAGGTGTTTGGCCATGGCTGGCTGCTGCTGAACGGCGGCAAAATGTCCAAGTCCAAGGGCAACGTGGTAGACCCCGTCAAGCTGTGCGACCGTTACGGCGTGGACGCTGTGCGTTACTTCCTGTTACGCGAAGTTCCGTTCGGCAACGATGGTGCTTTCACCAATGAAGCCCTGATCAACCGCATCAATACCGACCTGGCCAACGACCTGGGCAACCTGCTGTCCCGTTCGGTCGCTATGTGCGAAAAGTACTTTGGCGGTGCTGTGAGCGCCAACGGCCAGGCCGATGCCCTGGACGATGAGCTGAAAAGCCTGACTGCCGCCCTGCCCGGCAAGGTGGATGCCGCCATGGATGCTCTGGATGTACCCACTGCACTGATCGCCATTTTTGAGGTTGTGCAGCGCGCCAACAAGTATATTGACGAGACTGCCCCCTGGGTGTTGGCCAAGAGCGAGGAAACCAAGCCCCGCCTGGAAGCTGTTCTTTACAACCTGTGCGATGCCCTGCGCACCGTTACCGTGCTGATGCAGGCTTACCTGCCCAACACCGCACCCAAGATGGCCGAGCAGCTGGGTTTGAGCGACCTGAGCTATGCCGACCTGGCAAACCATCCGG